TTATTTAAATCAAAGGAAAATCTACCTGAAGACCAATGTTTATCTAAAGCCGGAGTGTTGGAGTAAGGATGGCGCTCAAGTAATTAACCATCCGCAATCGAATGAGCTTAACGCAATGCTATACGAGAAGATACTGGAGTTGCAGGCTATAGAACTTAGCTACTGGAAAAGAGGGCTTGAATCAAACCTTTCCACGTTAAAGGAGGCTGTAAAAAAGGGAATTAAACCAGTTGTGTCGTTTTTAAAGTTTGCGATACAAACGATAGAGAACTCTGATAGAAAACCGGGAACCAAGGATAACATGCTGGGCACGGTAGCCACTTTGAAGGAATTTCGGAGCGTGATAGAGTTTACCGATATAAACTATACGTTTCTAAAGGAGTTTGACGCATTTCTTCGCAACAAAGGATTGAAGGTAAACACGGTAGGAAAACACATGAGAATACTGCGTACCTTGGTTAACGAAGCAATAAACGAAGGTTATATATTACAGGAGGCATACCCTTTCCGTAAGTTCAAGATCAAGAAAGAGAAGAAGGAACATAACTTCTTGATGCCCGCAGACTTGGAGAAACTGGAGAATCTTGAACTGCCGGACAGGAAGAACAACAGCCGGCACATACTGGACGCATTTCTCTTCTGCTGCTATTGCGGATTGAGATTCTCTGATTTCAAGCAATTGACTTATAAAAATCTCGTAACAGTTGACGGAAAGGAATGGCTAGTTATGAATAGCATCAAAACAGGCGTAAAACTCAATATTCCGCTATATCTGCTGTTTAACGGGAAGGCTCTGGGTATAATGCGGAAATACAACAGCATCGAACAACTGGCTGCATTAGGTTGCAATTCGGACACTAATCGGACATTGCAGAAATTGGGAAGGATGGCGCGTATCAGCAAGAAATTTACCTACCATACAAGTCGTCATACTTGTGCTACTCTGTTGGTTCACCAAGGCGTTCCGATAACCACCGTCCAAAAACTCTTGGGGCATACATCGGTCAAGACAACAGAGATATATTCCGAGGTGTTTGATGAAACGATCATCAAGGATCTGACAAGGGCTAACCAGAAGTATTCTAAAAGTAGAAATGTAAAACAAAATCAAATAAAATCTCAAAAATCCCCGGAAAAATATCTCAGGCAGTAGAAATCTATAAAAGCTATCTGTTTTATACTTGTTTTTCCGATCCCATTCCATAACATTCGTTTTTTGTCAATAAATATACAAACTCGCCAGTCTTGCCGTTCTATTAATTCTCTTCATTCATCTTGCAAGTAAAAAATATTGCATTAATGGCAATTTTTTAAGAAGATTGGTTTTTGTTTCAACATTGGCTTCTTATAACTAATTAATATAGTTTTCTTTTTGTATTTCGTTTTAGAATTGATATCTTTGCTATTATCTTCAAAGTCTGAGCAAACGATATATAGGATATTGGACAGTAATGGTGTGCCCCGAAGACCGAAGGTTAATGGCGTGAAAAGAATACTTGTTATGATAGAAGAGGACGTGGCAGCTATATTGGATAAGGAGCAATCGGTATCATTATATGTCAATGAGGCTATAAGATACTATCACGGTAACCGGCATTAATTGCCGGTTATTTTTTTTATTAAAACTATATTTAAAATCACGTTTTGAATCGTGTTGTTTAGATAAATTAAAGTCATATCATTTCGCAATACCCTAAAAATACCCACGAGAAGGAAAATATTAAAAATATACCAATACTTTTTGTATAACACCCGATGTTTTTTTATCAAAGCTTTGATATATCTTAAAAATATACCAATTATATATTATATTTTTTCGATACGTAATAAGACAGTGCTGCTACAGAATAAATTGCAGCGCAATCATCTGAACCATTATAGTCCAATACTCCATCCATAAACTCATTGTATTGCGGTATCTTGTCATAGTCTGAACGGAACATCATATTATTTTTGATAAAATCCAAAAAAGCAGATATCCTAGCGTCTGCTCCCATATTTTTATGTATGATTCTGACATCATATCTATCCCTTAAGCCCCGTGCTATAGGGAAATAATTTTTTTCACTTTCAAACAAGATCTCCGCAGGAGATATCCCTTCTAAAAATGACAGAAGAACATTTTCATCAAATGAACTTATATATGTCACATTATCGATATATATTCGCTCATTTACATAACATGAAACCATAATAAACTTTCCGGCATATTCGGGAAGAACATATACAAGTCTTGTTCCCTGAATATTTTTAGATATATCATAATATCTCATATCTTTATTTTCCTGCTTAATTTTACTTCGTTTCCTTTTCAAGGAGAAACGAGTATATTCATCCTTGAATACCCATACGGTAATATATCGCAGACAATCCACCAAGTGACCGTATCTCTCATAAGACTGTCCTGTAATCTTATCCTTTACTCTTTTTTTCAGCACCCCTCCATTAACGTCCTTCTTGGCATTGTTATAATCGACTATCGAGTTTTTACATCCATCATCTACCGAAAATGACATTCCCGAGCCTCCATCGAGCATGTAGTTTACAAATTCACCTGACATTGGTACGGACGGGTTAGAAGCCGGTATCCTTTCCTCAACATGGTAATCGCTTTCCAGCCCTTCTACGAACTTATCAAGAAACGATCTCTTCTCTTCGTCTATAGTGTTCCCGTTTCTTGTCGAAGCATCTCCGTACAGATACAGCATATCATTATACTTTATTGATTTCAGGTAATCTACCGCCATTTTTGAAGCCTGTGTTACCGTGTTGAACGGATCACTGGCGCATATCTCGTTAAACTGCCTTATACTACTTCCATCCACTTGGAAAAATGATATTGAAATATAAGGGAGCACATTGTTATCAATTGATATATGAACCGGCATCCCTTTAATGTAGTGTGTCGTTTTTATGTGTTTGTTTGAATCAAATGCATACAGGAACTCTCCTCCTGTCTTAATGCTTCCCCATTCTCCCAATGCGTATACCCTGTAGTAATTATAATCATGATCCTTGTACCATTGGTAATTAGATATCGTCTGTCTGTCATAGTATCCATACTTCCCGTCCGGAGAACCTACTACCCAGAAGTTGTTCTTATACGAAGAATGCAGCTCTACCGTATCCGATGGATATCTTTCCATTTTTCCCGTACGCTCATTAGCTATCATTCTAGATTTATTATATCTCTTTCCTAATATCCGGCTATAATCCTTAGGTAATAAACTCCTTTTTATCGGATATCTTACTTTCCCGTACAAATCATTCGGATGCTCATCCCACTCGTATGTATCAAGGATCTTGGTTTTTATCCACGAGTCCTCTGATACTGGATTAAAGTTGCATATAATCTGTAGGCCCTCCTTTCCTCGTAGGCGGAAACGTATCTGTGTGAAATCCTCATATTCAAACTCAGTGGCCTCTTCCATCACTATCCAGCGATATCCTGTGATAGACTTTATCTTCTCGGGATCGTCCAATCCTGTAAAATCGATTTTGCAACCATTTATACAGGTTATATTATTTTCCTTTGGAGCGAAAAACTGACTCAATTGAAGAGCTTTCATTTGGGTCTTAAACTCTTCATATACCGTATTCTTAAGACTAGCTCCAACTTTTCTCACAACGAGAGCTGAACCTTCTCCGGAGAATACAGACAACAACACGGATTGTGTCGTAGATACAGATTTCCCTGATGAAGAACCACCTCTGTTTATAATATACCGGATATCCTTGTCATGCATCGCCTCACGGATATGCCAAAACAGGGGATTAAACAATTTATACGAGAACACCATCTCTATCATTGCTCGTCCCCAATTATCATGCGCACATTGGTACTGACATCACTTTTTACTGGAGCATCCCATCCAAGCATCTTGCTTATCTGTGTAATGGCGGCTATTTTGCTATATAGTCGTATCTCTACTCCATATTGAGTATTCTTAATCGATTGGATGCAACATCGGACTGGTTTTGGTATATCATCAAGAGAACGGACAATAAACGTATCTTTACCTTTTAATTGAAGATCTATAGGGTCTACATTTACCACATTTGTAAGGAAGCGCAATGCATCTTCCTTCTTCATATCAGACTTTTTTAAGATATCAGCCTGCAATTCATTTACACGGGATGCGACAGATGGATTTCTCAGTAATTCAAATGCACGCTTACTAACGACCCCATCCTTCCATCCAATACTATTAGGGTAAGCTTTCCGATATGCATCTGTAGCATTACCCGTTTCCATATAATAATGGCAGAAATTTTCTCTATTTGCTACGAGTTTTTTTCCCATAAAAGTCTTTTCGTCCGAAGAACGTACCGTGCCCCTTTACACGGAAACATTATAATTCAAAGTTACAAAAAATCTGAATAAAAACAAAACTTGTCATTTAATTCATTTTCTTAAAAGTTCTTTATCATGTAAACCATGCTCACAAGCTGTCTTATAAGCTATATTCCGTAGTTCGTTCAAATTAATATTTTCCATAATCATATAAGTTTTAATGCTTCCTGTAAACCTGCTTCAAGTGCTTCCTCGTAGCTATCCCATTCCTCTCCATCATTTGTTCCTTTATAAACAGAACTAGCCATATGAGTTCCATTGTCAGCTTTAGATATTTCGTATCCATAGCCACAAGCACAGTTGTATATACATATATGAATGTTCTTAGTTTCACGAAGCCACTTCTGGGCGATGGATTGTATTGGACAAGAATAGAATAATTTAGGTAAATCCTTACTAGTTCTAAATATGGTTTCCATCATCAAGCCTTTATCGTTAATGATATATTTGCAATACTCATTAAAGCCTTTCTCTCTTAGCAACTTTGCTGTTTCCAATGTTACAAGTTCTTCGGTCATAATTTTATTCTCCTTTCAATTTCTTTATTAGCGCATCGGCAAAACTAAGGCTTATTTGGGCTGTCATATTTGAATCAGCAATCATTACCTGTTTGCTGCAAAATCCTTGCATGGCTGCTTTCGCCAGTTCATATCGCCTCTGTTCCCAGTCGATAGCTGAAAAATCAAGTTCGCATTCTCTGTAAACCATGTTATCACATACATATAAATAATCTCTGCTATGTTGAGAGTTGATGTTTAATTGGGGAGTTACATCCACCAAAACCCCTGTTGATTTTACTCTTGCTTTCATATTTAAAATTCTGATTTAATAATAGTACCAAATGAACGATACCTACGCCAAACCATATTTCCACGTTGAATACTAGTAATCCAATCACAAGCCTTAAAAACTTGTCCTACATTATATAGGAATGGTCTTTTTTGAATTTTTCTTTTTATTCTTGCTTTCATATTTAATCAAAATACATTACTTTCTTACCTATACATACCTTGAACCTTGAAAGAGATTCACTATATTGTGTAATATTATTGGGATTATATTTGTTAACAAAACATCCAGTACGTTTATGGTATCTGACACAAGCATTTTCAGGAGATTTAGCCAATATTTCTTTCTCATCGCTAAAACTAAAAAATAAACTATCTCTATATGATACCTTATACCACTTTACTTGGCTTCTTATCTTTTTAAAATACTTTGCTTTCATTATTCCTCCTTTATTTTAAAATGTTCAATCAGTTCGTCTACGGTAGCTTTGTGATAACGCCCTGAAATAATGGTTCATAATCAATTCCTCCTTTTAAAACATTCAACAACTCTTTAGCTCTCTTATAGGTATCAAATCCTTTTACATTCACCCATTCGTATGAAATACATTTGTCTTTTCTGACTTGTACCCAATATATTATTATGGGAATACAACCGTTGCACCCTTCTCCTCGTATGATTCTGTACCTTTCCATATTAGTCCCCTTTCTCCTTAATCCGTTCCAGTACATCCTTGTTGGCTTCTAGTATCTCGTCAAAAGAGGGGATGGGCATCCAATGGGTAATGCCTAATCTTTCTTTATTAACATTTGCTCCAGTTTCCCATTCACCCAAAGATGAAAGCCGGCAAATAAGGAAGCCATAAGCCCCTCTTGTTAGAACCACTGTGTTATTTTCCGGCAACCGTTCCTTAACACTTATCCAAGGAGATTGCCTGGATTGCCATTCTGCACCTTGAACGAAATTCATCTCTCCAAACTTTGCCAAATCTTTACCGATCAAAGTTCTGTCAACTGTCCTGTGATTGAACAGGATATTTTCCCTTGCTGCTTCTTCCAATGTCTGTTTCATATCTAATTTGTTTTGAATTATTTTTTTATAACTACCGCCATTGTACTAATAGAAGTGCCACTCTCTTTAAACTCGCCTGCGCTGATTTCAAACACTTCTCCATGTACTTCTTTCAGCCAGTTGCGGAAATCGATACATCTCTTTTCCGAAGCGAATTTCCAGTGTTGGCTGGTTATTGCTGCAAGTGTGCCGCCTTCTTCCAATCGATCATACATAAGCCTGACATGCTCTATATCCTGATTACCGGAAAACGGAGGATTTGCAATAATCTTAGTGTAACTACCTACACTGTCTTTGGTAAAGTCTTCATCAAGCAATATTACGTTGTTAAGGGTGTGAAGAAATTCTCTGTTTTCCGGCATCAGCTCATAACACTCAACCATCACAGAAGGACAAGCTCGGTGAATGGCTTTAATAAGCGCGCCACGCCCGGCACTTGGCTCCAGTACCGTATCATCCTCATGTATCCCTCCGGCAAGCATAACCAGCCAGTCGGCAACATCAGACGGAGTTTCAAAAAATTGATAATCCTGCTGTAGGTTGCACCGTTTACCCTCTTTCAAAACGGAAAACACACGTTTCGGATTAAACGGGAATGTGAAACCCTGTATCTTCCCACCTTGCCATGAGCCGCCGGATTCTTCTATCCACTTCTTTGCTTCGGCATAAGATTTTTTATTAAATTGAACTTGAGGAAGTTTGAGGATATTGTTCTCAAGAGTACAATGTTTCAGTATTTCTTCCACATTCCATTTTTTGCCTTCGTCAGCCTGTTTCTTCTTTTCCCCAACCGGAGCGTCAGGTGCTAACAGTGAGGATATTTTTTGAACGACGATGTTGCTTGCGTCCATGAAGGCACTGACGCAAGATATCGCTTCTATCAAAAAATCAGTGTCAACACACCCGGTATCGTCATAGATGTCTATCCCTTCGGTCATGGATGACAGTTCATTGAGCTGCGCAACACTACCATGTAACGTTTCGATTAAAATCTTTTTTTTGTTCGTCATAACTTTTCTGCAAATAAATTCTAGTTGTGTCTACACTCCCATGGCCTAAAAGGTCAGCGAGTTGAATTACATCTTTGTTTTTTTTAAGGAACATCTTAGCGAAAAAATGGCGAAAGGCGTGTGCGTGCATCTTCTTTGAATCGATGCCGCAATGTTTTCCCCATGCTTTCAAATGCTGAGAAAAGCCACGCTGTGTGATCGGGCCGAATCTCCCTACCGCAAAAATCCCGGTTTTACCATGTTCCTTAGCGTAAACCTTCGCTTCCTGCTGTAATTGCTTTTGGAAGAAAAAACGTCTGTACTTGTTACCTTTACCTTTCAATGTAACCTCACCACTAATTATATCCTCCCATGTAAATCGTTGAAATTCCGACAGACGGGCGCCCGTTGTACCCAATACCTTAATAAAGAAATAGTAATCCTTATTATTTTTTTTCTTGAGATATTCCAACAGCCGGTTATATTCCTCTTCGGTCGGCACATTGTTCACATCAAGCTTGCGCTTTATTTTGGGACGATTCAGCTCTATAGGCTTCTTCATCCATCTAGAAAATCTTTCTATTGCTGTAATCCGCAAACGGATGGTAGCGGGAGATAATTTTTCTTCTTCAAGACTTTTTATAAACCTCCTGCAATTATCCATGTTTACCTCATTGGCATACTCGAAATACTTCTTCATTGATGTGTAATATATATAAACTGTATGAGAAGAGTAATCATTGTTGTCAGTCAGCCATATAATGAAATCATTAAGTTGTTTCTTGTTCTTATCCGAAATGACATCAAGTTTTTCCAAAGGTTTCACCGCCTTTTCCCTTTTTCCATATCCGATGTTGAGATAGGATAATAGATCGCATATAGCTGAACACATTAGCGAATGACGCACCATGACATCTGCATTTTCACGCTTGTAATTCAAATAACCACGGCGGTTCACTTCTTTGGTCATCTCTAAAAAATCCGTGACATGCTTGATATATTTCCCGACAGTATCATAAGTCCTGCCTGTTGTGTATAAGTAGGAAATATAATCAGTTAATATCTTCTGCCTATCATTATTCATAATCTTGTTTAATTAAATTATACCAATCATTGCTATCTTCAAAAAAACATCTGTATCCATTAGCCGTATGTTTGCCTCTCACTTTCCGACATATAGCACTGATCAAAGAAGGAGCCACGCCAATCATCTTACCAGCCATTTGTATCGAAGGGAATACTCCACATAATTTCTCATCCTTTATCAAAACAACGCTCTTTTTATTCATACCTGCTCCGGTCTTATGCCAAGCCCCACGTCCTTTAGACAGATTTTTTATACTTCTGGCTTTGGACCGTTTTGAATGATAAACCATTTTACGACCCTTGTTGTGAGAAACACAACCTTTTAAAAATCGTCCGGTAATAAAGTCTCTCTCAAATCGCTCAGGCGGTATATATAATTCACTCATATCTATTTAGATTTACACTAATTCAATTATAGCCTTCTTTAAATTAACAAATAAAGGTATTGCTGACATGCCCCCATTGTAATCCAACTGTCTTAAAGAGGGTACAACCTCTCCGTTATCATCAATCTCATAATCTGCAATATAGGCTAACTTCTTCGCTTCGGGAACCAATATACTTTCATTGTTCCTTTCATGAGCCGGGACCGTTATACAGACCTTGCTTCCAACAGGGAATACTTGGTTGGATTCAATGTATTCCTTTTCCAGCTGTTCCTTTTCTCCATTCAATTCTTTTAGCTTTAAATCAATGGCGTATCTTTTGCTTAAAAATTCTTCCTTATTCATCTTTTTTGTCATTCTAATTGACCTAACATACTTACCTGCTATATCACAGTTTTTTAATATTTCCGCATTGTTTTCGCCAAAAGCGATGAGAATACTGCCACAACCGGGAGAATCTCCGCGAGTACCATCTGGACGAAAGAAACGAATCCTGTTACGTAGAAACTTCATCGCTGTTGCCTTCTCGAATATTACATCTTGAAACATCTTTGAATCGCAGCGATTGAAAAGTAAAGCAATACCGTTTCCATGTTCTGCCATCCGTTTAACGAAACATTCTATAAGAGGACGGGAATAAGGTGGGTTCAACCAAACACGTCCTTTCCATTCCTGTTTTAACCCATCGTCATTTTTGTTGTACATGACACTTGCTGTTTTATAGAGGGGGACTACCGGGGCACATGGGTCTAAATCAAATTCACCCAATGCGTCTATAATTTCTTTCGGTGTGTACCATTCATCGGTACTATTAGCCGATCTTTCAAAAGTTGTATTCATTTCTTCCCTGTTATTAGTTAAATTCTAATTGCTCTATCAGCCAATTGTTAATCAACTTCCACTAACTCACCGTTTTCCAGTCTATACCATGTATCAGCCTTGACAACCTCACCATCAACTACTACAGCCTTCCAATCGACAATATCATACGTATCTCCTCTTTCCTCAGCTATGACCAAAATTGCACCTATTCCGCCTTTTACCTGAACATTTTTTCCTCTTGCTACTGACAAACCATTAGATCCTGTTGAAGCCTTTCCTCTTGCCGTGGCAGCACCTCCATCACCAGCCGTGGCAGCACCTCTATCACCAGCCGTGGCAACACCTCTATAACCAGCCGTGGCAACACCTCTATCACCAGCCGTGGCAGCACCTCCATCACCAGCCGTGGCAGCACCTCCATCACCAGCCGTGGCAGCACCTCTATCACCAGCCGTGGCAACACCTCTATAACCAGCCGTGGCAACACCTCTATAACCAGCCGTGGCAACACCTCCATCACCAGCCGTGGCAGCACCTCCATCACCAGCCGTGGCAGCACCTCCATCACCAGCCGTGGCAGCACCTCTATCACCAGCCGTGGCAACACCTCTATAACCAGCCGTGGCAACACCTCTATAACCAGCCGTGGCAACACCTCCATCACCAGCCGTGGCAGCACCTCCATCACCAGCCGTGGCAGCACCTCCATCACCAGCCGTGGCAGCACCTCTATCACCAGCCGTGGCAACACCTCTATAACCAGCCGTGGCAACACCTCTATAACCAGCCGTGGCAACACCTCCATCACCAGCCGTGGCAGCACCTCCATCACCAGCCGTGGCAGCACCTCCATCACCAGCCGTGGCAGCACCTCTATCACCAGCCGTGGCAACACCTCTATAACCAGCCGTGGCAACACCTCTATAACCAGCCGTGGCAACACCTCCATCACCAGCCGTGGCAGCACCTCCATCACCAGCCGTGGCAGCACCTCCATCACCAGCCGTGGCAGCACCTCAATCACCAGCCGTGGCAGCACCTCCATCACCAGCCGTGGCAGCACCTCTATCACCAGCCGTGGCAGCACCACAATTACCAGCCATGGCAACACCTCTATAACCAGCCGTGGCAGCACCTCTATCACCAGCCGTGGCAACACCACAATTACCAGCCGTGGCAGCACCTCTATCACCAGCCGTGGCAACACCTCTATAACCAGTCATAGCAGGTTTTCCCGGTTCCGCATTATACTCGTTAGTACAGCGTTCCTTGACATAAGATACAGCTGCTTTCACAAGCCCCCTTATATCAAGCTCAGCACCTATTCTTATTTTTGAAGAACAAACCTTGTCACTTTCTGAATCGTCTATTTTACCACTCTGCTCAACCTCACAAAACCTTGACCCGGCTGGCGCATAGTAACCAAAAACATCCAGAGGATAAGGACACGCATGAAAACCTTTCTCGCATGCCTTTATGTCGCCTGTTTCTTCATACTCCTTACCTACCTTATACTTAAATCCTCTACAAGATAAATCCTTATCAAATGCTTTATAAGCCTTTATTTTCTGTTCCATGATATTGTTTATTTTTCGTTATTTTGATATTGCGATAATTTTTTGTTCAAAGATCGGGCATTCTCTTCTGCCCAACAGGTGTATTCCATGAAGCCTGTAGCATGGCTTTTCGGGAATCGAATCGTATTTACGGTTATGGCACAACGGCGGCAGATGCGATGTATATTGTATTTACCTTTTACACCGTAACATACCACAGGATAACCGTCAGCAGTTTTCATGTTCCGCCTTTTTCCTTCGTTTCAGCTTTCTGATGAAAGCCTTGACCTTGTTCCTAACTAATCAGTTTTAAATATTAATCTTTTTCGATGAAAGTGTTAGTCGTGTTTATCACACCAGCAGAATCAACGCTCTTACCATCCCGGATAAACACTTTTTCTCGCATTAACTCTTCATAGTCATATAGTGACATTCCGATTACACACACGACCATCAACATACAATTTACATTTCATTAATTCAGTTTCTTCTATCGGACCGATAACATCTATTTGAATTGTTCTTTTATTCATAATTCATTCCTTTCTAAATTAATTATTAGTTAATTGGCAGTTTCATAAAACACATCCACATAGTCTTTCCATGTCTTCCAGTAGTATGGCCGAAGAGTGGTTGCCGATTGATGGCACTCAATACTTCCCTAACTGTTATCTGATCCTCATTCCATTTGAAAATCAGAACTCCGTAGTCATCCAGAACACGAAAGCATTCATCAATTCCCTTTTTTATCACCCTTGGCCAATCTTCAGGAAGTTTACCATACTTCTTGGCTAACCAACTATTTTTGCCAACCTTTAGCAAATGGGGTGGATCAAACACTACCAGTTTAAAGGATTTATCCAAAAACGGCATATCGGTAAAGTCCGATACGATGTCTGGGTGGACTTTCAGATTCCGCCCATCACAAAGAATGTATTCTTCGTCCCTAATGTCAGCAAACAAAGCCAAAGGGTTTTTTTTGTCAAACCAAAACATTCTACTGCCACAACAGGCATCTA